ACCAAAAAGGAGAAATAATAAATGGCAGAATTGATTTTGGGGAAAGACGTAGTAGCCTTTTTCCGTCGCTACAGAGACCGTACTAAGCAAGATGCTGGTAAGGTTCGCTTCCAATCTGAATTAACAATTAACTCAGAAAAAGAAGTTGAAAGCACAAAAACCAAAGATGGAGTTGTAAACTCAATTTCAGACGGAGAAACAAGCGGAGAGTTTAAATCACTTGCTTATCGTGAAGATGGCGATACCGTCAATATGTGGAAAGAAATGCGCAAATGGTTCAAAGCTGGCGACAAGATCGAATGCTGGATTGTTGACCTTGGAAGCAAGAAAGAAGTCAGCGGTGAAGATAAGTATGACGTTGAATACTATCAAGGATATTTCAAAAACTTTGAATTGTCAGCACCAGCAGATGACAAGGTTGAATTATCTTATGAAGTAGCGATTGACGGCAACGGTATCTTGCATACTGACAAGCTGACTGCTACACAAAAACAAGCAGTTGAAAGCGCACAATACAACTACCACACTCTTGAAAAAGAAACAAACGGCGAAGGTGTCGCAGTTTAATTAAAATAGTGGTATTTAGAAGGGCAATTTATTTGCCCTTTATTTTTTTATTCAAAAGGAGAAAAACAAATGATTTTAAAAATTGGAGAACGTGACTACGCTTTACGCTTTGGACTTGGTTTTTTGCGAGAAATGAACAAACTTCATTCTGCTGAATTGGAAGGCATGAAAACGGGCTACGGTGCAATGACATTGTTCAATGCTGGACAAGCACTGAATGACCCTATGGCATTTGTAGATATTATCAAAGCCGGAACAGTAACCGAAAACCACAAACCAAGCAATGAAGCTATCGAAAAATATCTTGAAGATTTGATTTTGAATGACGAATACGACAAGACTATTAAAGAAATTGTGAACGAGTTAAAAGCATCTCCCCTACTCAAAAAAGCAATGAACCTAGTAGAGTAAGGGAAAATCAAGGTTCAGACTTTGGCTATGACGAAGCAATAGCCTTGCTTATTGCAAGACATAATATGACCTTTAAAGAAGCATCACGCACCACGCTAGAAGAATTTGAAATCTATAACACTGCTTACCTTATTCAGCAAGAAGATAGAAGGTATAATTCAGCGATTCAAGCATGGTTCAATCAAACAGTCCAAGCAACTAAAGGAAAAGGCAAAAGCGCAAGGTCAGCCTTTAAAACGTTTGACGATTTTTACAATCATAAAGACGAGTTTGACAAGATTTTTAGAAAAGAAGAAGTTGGACAAGTCAAACAAAAGAAAATGAGCCTTGCTGATAGAAACAGAAGGCTTAATCAATCTATGAAAGAAAGGGGGTAACTATGGGAACAAATTTTGATGTTACCGCCATACTAAAAGCCAATGTTTCTGACTTTGCTAGAGGGATGAAAGAAGCACAGATGGCTTTTCAAAGCATGAAAAACCAAACTGGCTCAAGTTTAGACAAGATAAGTAACAGTCTTTCAGCAGTCGGAACGGCTTCTATGAAATTAGGTGCTGGCATGACTGCAACTTTGACAGCACCAGTTGTTGCTGGTGTTACTGGTATCGTCAAATCATTTGCTGACCTTGAACAAAGTCTAGGTGGTGTAGAAACGCTATTTAAAGATAACGGTACAAGTGCTATTGGACTTGCTAAAAAATACAACATCACAGCAAAAGAAGCGCAAGCAATGTATGACACAATGGAATCAAAAGGCGCAAGCGTTCTTTCCAATGCAAACAATGCATTTAAAACGGCTGGTGTATCAGCTAACCAGTATATGCAACAGGTAACTTCATTTTCTGCAACATTGCTTCAAGGTTTAGGCGGAGATACTGAGAAGGCCGCCCAATATGCTGACAAAGCACTCGTACAAATGGCAGATAACGCTAATAAAATGGGTACTGATATGCGCTCTATCCAAGAGGCTTATCAAGGTTTTGCAAAGGACAATTATACTATGTTAGATAACCTTAAACTCGGTAGAAAAACCATAGCCGAGTATAAACCTAGTGAAAACGGTGAAACCCTAAGAGTAGCTTAGGCAATACCGTGCTAAGCAAGAATTATTCTTGAAAGTGTAACGACTAACGAAACAGAAAAAACATCCGAGAGGGTGTTTTTTTAATGGAGTAGAGTAGGCTCAAGCGAGCCGAAGCGCTAGGATACTTATTGAAAAGTATAAGAGATAGTCTAATCTCTATGGCGACATAGAGCAGTCTGAAAAAGACGGTCATGATTTAGCGAATTATGGCGAATATGTACTGTATGGTGGTACTGCTAGCGAAATGGCACGGCTTGTTAACGAGTCAGGCGTTTTAAACGGAGAGTTTGAAGCAACGGCAGAAAACGTAAAAGATATTCCATTTCATACATTGATTGAAGCAATCGGCATCACTCAAGACAAGTTAGGAATTACTGGAACTACTGCTAAAGAAGCAAGCGAAACAGTCGCTGGTTCATTTCAAGCTATGAAGGCATCATTTGAAAATTTAGTAGCTGGTTTAGGACATGGCGAAGCTGATATATACGGCTTGTTTGAAAATCTAAAAGAAACGGTATTGACATTCAAAGATAATGTCATAAGGGTTCTTCTAACAATATGGGACAATCTACCACTTGAGCCGTGGCAGAAATGGATAGGACTTATAGCAGTATCAGCTGGCCCCGCTTTGATTGCAATAGGGGGCGTGATTACAGTTATCAGTAAGTTAGTAGGTACTATCAGCTTTATAGCTGGCGCAGTATCTAAGGTTTCAGCATGGTTTACATTGCTAAACTCAGGCGGTAGCGCATTAAGTGTAACGTTCGCTAAAATCGTTGGCGTTGTATCTTCACTAGGCGCACCATTCCTTGTTGTTATCGCAGTGATAGCAAGTTTAATTGCTGTTTTGGTGGGTGTATATAACACAAGTGAAGAATTTAGAAATAAGGTCAATTCAGCATTTGAAGCAGTAAGAAGCACGGTAACAAGTGCTATTCAAGAAGTTGTTTCATTCGTCATGGAAATTTTCGGTACTTTGATTTCTTGGTGGAATGAAAACCACGCTTTATTTGAGCAAACGGCTACAACAGTTTGGAATGCTATTAAATCAGTAGTTGAAACAGTAACCAATTTCTTAGCGCCGTTCATTGAAGCGACATGGAATAATATTGTGGCAGTGGTTTCAGTCGCATGGGATATTTTGAAAGTTGTTATTGAAACTGCATTAAACATCATTCTTGGCATTATCAAGGCAGTGATGCAAATTATCAATGGTGACTGGTCGGGCGCTTGGGAAACAATCAAAGAAACTGCTGGCAAAGTTTGGGAAGGTATGAAGGCACTACTTCAAATCGCTTTTGACGGCTTTTTGGCAATTATTCAGACTGCTTTAACAGGTATTAAGAGCGTTTGGGAAAATTCTTGGAATGCAATTTCTAGTTTCTTGTCAACAATTTGGAAAGCTATCAAATCAGCAATTTCTAGCGCCTGGGAAGCTATTAAATCAAGCATTTCAACGGCACTTGGGACGATTAAGAGTATTATTCAGAATATATGGAATAGCATTGTTTCATTCTTGACTGGAACACTTGAAAAAATCAAGAGTGGGGTTACTAATTCTTGGGAAAACATTAAATCAGCTATTTCAAATGCGATCGAAAATATCAAGAACGTAGTCCTAAACGGCTGGAATAATGTCGTAAGCACAGTAACAAACGCCGGAACTCGTATTGTTTCAGCGGTAAGAAGTGGATTTAATAATGCAGTGAATGCTGCTAGGAATTTCATCAGTAGCGCGATCAGCGTCGGAAGAAATCTGATTATGGGGTTTGTTGATGGTGTAACAAGTGCAGCAGGCGCATTGATTGATGCAGTGGGTGGTGCAGTTCGAGGAGCGATTGATTGGGCGAAAGGATTGCTTGGTATTCATTCGCCTTCACGGGTATTCAGACAGTTTGGTGTTTATACAGATGAAGGTTTTATTATTGGTGTAAACAGTAAAGCTGGCGCGGTCGTTAAATCAGTTGGAAACATGGCACAAGGGGCGATAGATGCCTTCACTGGCAAAGACTTAGCTGGTAACTTGCAAAGTGAACTAGGCGCAGTAGATGGCGAATTAGGGCGCTTATCAGGATATAATACGTCTGTTGACTTCAACGGCGGTACAATCACGGTTGGACAACAATCTGCTGATATTGTTCTTAAAATGGGTAACACGACTTATAGAGCGTTTACTGAAGACATTACAAGCGCTCAAGAAATGGAATTGACCTTGGCAAACTATTAGAAAGGAGAAAGCTATGTATGGATATTCAAAATTAGAAAAACATAACGAAAACGTGGCTTTCGAGCCAAGTGATAACATGAGTATAAACGGAACGCCCTTAAACGACATTGTGGACGGGTATAGACAACTTTCGGTATCAGGTAGAGGTTTGATAGGCCAAGAGGTCAAAACGACCTCTATCGCTGGCCGTCGTGGCGTTTGGATTGAAGAAATTTCAGAGCCTTCAAGGGTTCTTGAAATCAAATACCAGCTAGAAGCCAAAACAAGCGAAGAACTGCGAGAGAAATTCGACAAGCTAAACTTGTTTTTACGAACGACAAACGCATCAAAAATGCTTGAAGTAACTTTCAAGGATGAACCGGAATACACTTATTTTGCAGTCTTTAGTGGCGCTGATTCGTTCGAAGAAAACAAAAATAGTATTGTCAGTCGTTTTTCTTTGTTAGTTCCGGACGGCTTCAAAAAATCACGGCTGAAAAACACAGTCGGACAGATTGAATTGAACGGTGCTTTTGAAGTGATGCCGGAGAAAATCGTTGTTACAACGACGAAGACAACAAACGCAGTTAGAATTACAAACGGACGACAGACAATTTCATTTACTGGTGCTTATGATGCCAATCAAGATATTACAATCTTGTTTGAAACAAACGAGGTAAAGGCTTCTTACAAAGGTCGTAGCATTCTGAGTGAACTTGATTTGTTTAGTGATCTAGAAAATTTCAAGGTCAGAAATAGTGACACTGTTTCAGCTACGAATGCACGGGTCAAAGAAGTGAAATGGAGGGATGAGCGACGATGATTTACTTATTTGATAAAGACGAGCGACTTATAAAGCTAGTCAAAAAAGATGCTATCAAGACTGCTCTCCAAAAGTTCGCTTTGACTACTGAGAAATATGTATCTGACAGGCTCACGGTTGAGATGAAAGAGTTAAGCAAGAAAGAATTTGATGCAGTAGAGTATATGGCTATTCAGTCAATCGAAGATGCGCATACATTCCATTATTTCTATATTGCTCAAAAATTCTCAGGAAATCTCACTACTTTAATCGGCGTTCAGTCAGGTATTGAAGAATTAAGAAAATCCGTTGTTTTAGATAAACGTCCACATAATACATTTGCTAGACCTATTATTAATGATCTGCTTGCTGGTACTAACTGGCAAGCACGTTTTGTTAGTGAAACAAGTCAACGATCAACAAACTTTTATTACATCTCAACATTTGAAGCCTTGAAAAAGGTTTGTCAAGTATGGAATTTAGAAATGCAGTTTTTCGTTGAAGTAAACGGAAATAAAATAGGCGCACGCTATATTGATTTTAAACAGAAAATCGGTGAAGTGACTGGCAAGCGTGTAGTTTATGGACATAATGCACTACAAATCTTGCAAGAAGTCGAGCGTACCAATCTATTCACTGCTTTAATCGGTCGAGGTAAAGGCGAAGAAATCAGCGCACCTACTGATGAAAATAATACTAGCAGTTACGGGCGCAGAATTACATTTGAGGATGTAGTTTGGGAAGTCAAAAAAGGCAATCCAGTAGATAAACCAAAAGGTCAGAAATATGTTGAACTTCCTGAAATGACTAAACGCTACGGCATCAAGAATGCAGACGGTTCAATGCGTGCTAAAGTAGGCTTTGCAGTCTTTGAAGATGAAGAAGATAAAAACGCATTGATTAAGCGTACTTATGATGAATTAGTGAGCGCATCAAGACCACAGTTGACTTTGAAAACATCTACTGTTTATCTGAAAGGTGTTAAAATTGGCGATACTATCCGTGTAGTACGGCATGATAAAAAGCTAGATTATGACACCCGCATTTTTGAAATCACTTTTAACCGTTTGAATGACCAGTCAAGCGACATTAAGTTAGGAGATAGGATTGGCGAAAGCAACGAAGCAAAGGCTCAGACTATAGCTGCAAAGGTTGTAGATGATTTTGTATCAAATGAATTTTCGAACTTTGTACAAAATTTACCAGATTTTTTGCCAAGCCCCGATGGCTTCAACAACAACTGGTACGGTGCTGAAGATCCGACTGTAAAATATCCTGGCAAAGTTCTTATCAATGATATTTGGTTTAAACCAGATCCTGAACATGAAGGGTATAAAATTATGCTCCGTTGGACGGGAGAAGTTTGGGATGAAATATTGCGCTCTTACGATAAAGAGTCGTTAAAAAAACAGATATCAGAAGAGATAACTAACTTTGATAAAGCTTTCCAGTCAGTAAACGAGCAAAATAAAAAGAAGATAGATGAAATACTGCAATCATCTGGCGCAAGTAGTCTGCTTGCACAGGAAGCCAAGCGGATTGGGTTGGATTCTGTTGCAAAACTTGAAGAATTCAAGAGACAGGCTACAAGCGCTCAAACAGCTTTGTCGGGTGACTTGGATGTTCTGAAGCGAACTATCGCGAACGATATTCGACCGAAGCA